TTAATAATCTTAGATGGGACGTACTTCATTGAGTACGGAGTACCGTCATCAATGCCACGAATTTCCTTGACTTTGTTACCAAAAATCTTTTCATCTACCTTGAAGCAGAGTCCAATAACTTCAACAAAGAGTTTAGCAAACTGTGCTTGTGCTGCTTTAATTTGTGTATCAAAGCCTGCTTGTAGCGCTTGTACACCGCGACCTGTTACAACGGAAGCATCTGTCTGACCTGAACGAGACTCTGGGTAACGAGCACCCATACGAAGTTCACGCTCTAGTACACCGGATTCTGTAAAGACACCAGCTGGTAGTTCTAGTGGAACACGACGAATGCCTTGTGGATTAGCGGAGCGCATAATTGCATCAGGACCAAGAGCAAGTTCTTGCACATCTTGTGGAATAGCAATAGGTGCTTGGATAGACTTCTCAGCTGCTTGAATCTGCAAAACTGCAAAGCGAGCACGAGCGAGTTGAACTGCAAGTACGTCATCAAACTGACCACGTGATTCACCGTCAATAGATGAACGCTGTGCTACACGTACTAGGCACTCACCGATTGGGTTAGGTGTACGAGATAAGACAAGGTCTTTACGTTCTGGTAGGTAGATTGTGTCTTGGTCTTTGTCGTGATAACGAATCAAAGATAGATACGGTGAACCTGGTGTAAATGAGTTCTTATTAAGAATCTGATCTGCGAACTCTGGGTACATAGATGCTAGGGTCTGAGCATCCATACCAACGATTTGAGTCAATGAGATACAGCGACCAAAGCGATCTACTTCTGGATAAGCACCAAAAGGATTAACAAACTTAATGATTGGGTTGTTGTTCTCATAATCAAAGTCAATCATTGCAATCAACTGACCGTAGGTATTAAACCAGTCAGCACCTGTGTACATCTGAATCTGAACATCAGACTCATCAATGTAGTAGTTAGCAACACGAGCACGCATATCGGCGGCACGGCGTGCAGCGTCGGAAACCATATTAGATGCTGAGCAGTTAAACGATGGCAGTGGTGCCATAGCTTCTGCTAAGTCACGGGCTGATACGTCAATAAGGTTTGCAATCAGAGGCTTTGGATATTCCTCAGAAAACATAGAGGGATAGACCTTTGATATGTCGCCTTGGCGAACAGAAAGGACATCGCGCATACGTCCGTCACGCGCTGCGTAACGGGTCTGCATACGATTAACCTTTGCGGTAATCTCTCTAATGTTTAACAATTTTTAGTCCTTAGAATCCTTGTTCTGTTTGACCAGCTACTTTAGTAGGCCATTCAACTTTGTCAACGGATGCTGCTGCTTCTGCTGCTGCATATTGTTTGCGACCTTGCATTGACGGAGTAGGCTCTGTAATAGCGCCTTTGTCTACGTAGACTTCTTCGCCTTCGGCGTTAGTAATCCAACTTGTTTGTCCCATTATTTTTTCCTTTTCTTTTTAGTTGCAGCCTTTTTGATTATAGACTTCTTAGCAACTTTGACAATTACATTTCTTTCTTGGCGACCTGGTGTTGTAGGTGGCATTGGCATTGCTACGCTCATTTGTCTCCCTAGACGAAGTGTCGCTCTTGTGCTGCAATCAGTTCGTCAATGTTGACGACTACTCGTTTTTGTTTCTCGGCCCTAGATAGGAACGGATTACGCATATGGTTTTGTTGGTACTGTCCATAGTTAAGCATCTCACGCGCTCTGATTTCACAGAACCATAGAGCCATAACCATATCGGTCTTGCCCTTAGTAGTCGGAGACCACGTAATAAGTTGTTCGATTAGCGCCTTGACATTTTCAGTTTGATCTGATGGCAAGTGGATAAGGTTATCTCTGTGGTGCTTGCTGTCTGCTTGCTTTGTTCCAAACAAGGTAGACATACTTGCCACACCGAAGCCAGCGTCCCATTTGTTGTTACCAGTGTGGTGCTCCTTCAATTGAACGCCACGACTTGCTAGGTGCTGACGGATTCCTTCGTCCTGAGTAAGAAAAGCTTGGAAGGCGTTCTTCTCTACGATCCACTCTGACGGTTTGTAGATTTCAGTCCAGTCAAAAATAAGCTGCCTAATTTGTGCTGGAGTCGGTCTAGTAATTTTGTGAGCATCCACAATATAGCGCTTATGGTCGTGACGATTAATTGCATAACATACAACGGCAGTATCACCGACCATAGCAGGATCCAAGCCGCAAATGAAAGTGAATCCATTAAGGTCTTTAGGATGACCTGGGTAACTCGCATTTAATGGACCCGCCTTACGCATTCCGTCAATTGAACCACGAACACATACAGGGTCAAAAATAGCGTCATCTGAAATGTCCTGTTGTTGGTAAATCAAAGCCCACGTGGAAGCATCCATAGATTGGCGCTCGTTGTATAAGTTGCGACCATTCCAACGTGGGTAAAGGTTATCTTCGTTCTTATCAGAATCTAGCTGCCCATCAAATGGAGCATCGGATGCTGGCCAGAGAGTCTCCCACTTATCAGGATCTTCATCTGTTTGAAGTAGTGCTGGCATAGCCAGGTACTTCCAAGGTACTAGACCGCCTGGATATCTATCCGGATTTCTGAGTTCGCGGTACAAGTCAATACTAGCAACGCGGGTTCCAATAATGATGAGCTTACCTGTTGGGTTAAGGCGGGACCGGACGTCCTGCGTTAGCCACTTAATCTGACGTTCAAAGTCATTTGCGTTGCTCAGGGTTACAGCATCGTCTACAATAATCATATCGGCACGCTTGCCGTAAATCTGACCGCCGATACCTACGGCTTCAATGTTTGGATCCTTTTCACCAGACTCACGGAGTTCATCTCCGAAGGTGATGCGGGTTGCTTGCCAGCTTGCTGACTTAGAGTTAAAGCCAACACCTGCAGCGTATGCCTGCTGGAGTTCCTCATACTGTGGATGAGTCAGTCTCTGCTTAATAGCGTACAAAAAATCTGCGGCTAGGCGCTGAGTCTGTGAGACTATTAGGATTCTAAAGTTAGGATTACGGGCTACCTGCCAGGTTGCGTAGTCTACCGTTACGGTCATAGACTTTGCGTGGTTTGGTGGAATGTTAATCAGGATGCGGTTATCCGCAAGTCCTTCTTCCCATTTCATAGATGGATGGAGCCAGGATGGATCCCGACCCTCAATTACATCTATGAGGTTTTGCTGGTGTGGAAAAGTTCTGGAGTGCAAGAAGCGCTCACGAAATTCAGAGAAGGAAATGTCGTGGACATCGCCGGATGCAAATGACTTGTCCTTTAGACCTAGCCTTGTTCTATCAACCTTGTCTAAAAATACTTTGTCGGTACGACGATAGTACTCGTAGGTTTTCATAGACTTACCAGCTGAGGCACAAGCCTGCTCGATAGTCATACCCTCTGCTACACAGCCAAGGATAATTCTCTTGGCTATGTCGGCGGAATTATCTGCCACGTAATACTCCTCAATAAAGGCGCGAAGCGCCAAAAATTTTTTGAAACGAGGCGGCCCGGAATTAGATCGCTTCGCTACTTGATAGATGAGGAATGATTATTAATGGAGCAACCAAATTTTTAATAGAGCTATCCCGACTAAAAACCGCGACTGCGGGAGACAGTAGGCTCCCGAAGGAGCCACAGCGACTGAGGGGTAAGTCAGTGCTCAGCCCTAGGGGGCCTCGCAAGAGGCCAACCAGACAGTAGACGGGGCTTTCCAAACTTACAGCCCCTACTGTATAGAAGGCAGGAAAAATACTGCATTTCCCGTTTTCTACTAAAATACTTTACTACTGTGATGCAGATAACAATACAGCCTATTCTGACCTGCGGTTTTACTAGATCATTTTCACTTTAGGAAAAATATTTATAATGGGTACATAACACTACCTTGGACAAAAGTTAACAAGGTGGGGTCGTCTGTTCGCGCCTTTCGGCGCGAGCCCCGCCCCCCTGCCCCCTGTTGCGCCCTGTAATCCTGCTCGGTTGCGCCCTGTAATGCTAGGAATCCCTGCGGGGTTGGCAGGTCTATCGGCAACCCCTCGCCCCCTTAACAATCGCAATCCTGACCAGCCCTGACCTGATAATCCCTGCCAGCCCTGCGACCCGTGAGCAGGTTACTGACTAGTAACTAACGCCACGCCCAGCCCTGCCAAATGTCCAACCTCCACAATCTCGACTTGCCTATACCGTATAGTCGGGCATAGAATGAACCAGTGGAAACCACTCCACTACTACCGAAAGAGAGAAAAACAAATGGCAACAAAGATTGAAATTATGAAACAACAAGCAGACGTTTTACACATTGAAAATGGCTACTTTCAAGCAAAAGCAACACTCGACGAAATGGTACAAGAATACGAATTAGAATTGGAACAGTCTTTCGTTCCTTCTTCTGACTTCACAACCGTTGGCGTCGAAGTAGTAGGAACATCGGGACAAGGCTCAGTTACTGCAACACGTGAACAAGTAATGAAAACCTTTGGTTCTCCTGCTTATTGCGAATGGGATTCAACAGACAAAATCACGATTGAATGGGAAATCCTTTTTAATGACGGCACAATCGCCACAATCTACGACTACAAGCGCAATTACTACGGCGAAGACCTCGAACCAATCGGTTTGTTTGAAGAGTTCGAGTGGAACATCGGCGGCAACAGTGAGCAATCTGTTAAAATGGTTGAAGAAGCAATCGCAAAAGCCAACAACTAGACCGAAACGCCTTCGGGCGTCGTGACGTAAGGCGTCACCTGATGAGGTCAATTTTGATCGATTTTGCTACTGAGAGAGAGGGCAAGTAATGACTACAATACACGCAGGCGATAGAACGTCAGGGTGCGATATTTGCGCCCAAAATGATTACATCGGCGAGATTCTTGAAATGCTAGGAATGGAAGGCTCAGAGAACGCACCCGAAGCCCTGAAGGCTTGGGTGAGCAACTCACCTGTTTATTACCAGTGGAGCGAGTGGGCGAACTGGTGCGACGACTTCGAGGAAGCCTTTGTCGGCTCTTACGGGAGCACAATGGAGTTCACTGTGCAGTTAGTGGACGATACTGAAATGCTGGCACAAATGCCTGAACATCTTATGCAGTATTTTGATTATGAGAAGTTTGACCGTGACCTATTTATGGGCGACTACTGGGCGAGTTCACGCGATAGCAACGGCGACATTCACATATTCAGAGCACACTAATCAGTCCGAAACGCCGTGAGGCGTCTGACCGTGAGGCGGTCACTGATGAGGACATCAGACAAAAAAAAGCTGGCAAGGGAGAGAGGGCAAGGGCGAGAAATGAAACTAACCAAGCGAGGTAAGAGAGTGAGGGCGGTTCTGATTGTGGCAGGGTTGGCACTGCTTTACTGGGTGAGTGGTCACGTGTGGTGGACGGGAGAAGGTTATTGTGTCGGCGAAATGGTGGAATGTTTTAAGTAATAGCGGTATAGTACGGTAGTGGTACGCTACCCGCGTTTACTCTCTCCTCTCGGTAGGGGGAGAGGGTGAGGGCGGGAGGTAGATCACCTCACAATAGAGAGAGCAAGAGGGCAAGA